ATCCAGGGTGTTCACTGTGTGATTGAAACACCAGGGATCAAAATCATCCAGGATGGGATAGATCCTGGAAGTGTTGACATAATTGAAGGCTATCCTTTGAGGTGGACACCCTAGCATAATCAAGTGTTTGATCATTTCATATTCCCAATTCATCAGAAGGTTTGGATTCCCTGAAGGCAATTCATTCCCTGTTTCAAAAATCACAAAAGGATTGTCTTTGTATCTTTCCCAGGCCATGGTCAGGACTGACTTGAAGATTGCCTTTGTCTTGGGATGCCTTAGAAAGTCTGTTCTGGATCCTCTGGTGGTCCCATTTTTATTGTGGTTTCCATTCCACACTGACCACTTCCATCTGGAAGTAAAGGCCATTGTGAAGACTGTTGAAATTTCTCTTTTCCAGGCATCTTTCCATCTTTTATCAATGGCATCAATATCATCCCCAAATTTCAGAAGATCCACCTTTGTGTCAGACACCCTTTTATATGGCATTAAAAGATTTTTGAAAGACCAGGAATCTTCAGAACAGTCAAAGAAGCCACTGGTGGAATTGACATGGTGTTTGGCCATTGCTTCAAAGGTTTCACGCCATGCCTCTTTATTGAATTTGGGTCCCCTGAAAGGAAGAAGGTGGCCCCACAAATCATAGGGGACATAACCACACAGGAATTTCACCTTCCACAATGGATGTCTTGTCTTGGTGTATGGATCCACAGGATCAGGTTCATCTGGTGGTGGATCTGGTGGTGGATCTGGATCCACAGGATCTTCCGGATCATCTGGCAGATCAGGATCTGGATCAGGTGGTAATTCATACCTTTCACAATCAAATAAATCATAAAGCCACTGGTCAATTGTTACTCTTTCACAGATAAATTTTCTAAGATCCATTGTTCACCCCTTTTTCTGGTTTTGGACAATATGGATACATTGCAAAAAGGTCCACAATGAATTCACTATCCTTATATTGACACAATCCTTCACCATCACCAATGGCCACACAATCAGGGCAATCACCACATGGATAATTTTGGACACTCATTTTAAAAATTCATCTTCCCAGGATTCCTTCAAAGGCAGGCCCTGTTCCTGTGCCTGGGTGATTGGATCCTGCTTTGATTCAACCCCAAGATGTTCATCCAGGTTCAATTCATCCACTGCTTTTATGATGTCCAGGTCTGGATTGTCAGTGTAAATTGGATTCAGATGGCCCTGTGTGATCTGATAAGTGTCATATTTTGCAGATCTTGGGTTTTTTTCAGATCCCATGTCTTCCTGTTGGCTTCTAGCCCTTTTTGATTTGTCCAAAAAGTCAGTTTTTCTGATAATACCACAGATGATCACCCAATATCCTTTTGTTTTATAATCATCTTTGGACACACAGAAAAGATAAAAATCTGGGTCATATTTGTCCACCTGGTATGACATAACATGGTGTTCAAAATTATTTGAGATATTGGCCATTGAAGTTTGTTTGGTTTTGACATCAATTTTTCTGTCATTGATAATCAAGTCCCATCCTCCATCCGGCCCTTCATATTTGGGCCATTGGATCCCCAGGATGTCACAAATCACCACTTCACCAAGGATCCCATAGAATCTCTGGTCTTCTGTGGTCTCTGTGTCCGGACAAACCCTTTGGGCTAGATCCTGGGAATATCCCCTTTGTTCCAATGTGGTTTGTATGACCTTCATTGTTTCAAATATAAAATATATTTCCTCAAAATGTCCATCCCTTTTTCACCAAAGAAAAGTTTATTCTTTTCTGCCCAGGGCCTGGTCACATAATAGATCCTGTCTGTCACCTTGGATTTCCTTTCTTCCTGGTGGGCCACATAAAGACCAAGGCAATCTTCACCTGTGTGGGATTCCTGCTTCCTGATCCCATAGGCCACACCAGGCCCCACCCAGTCCACTTCAATCCATTCTTGGCCAATTAATGATCCCTTTCTGTAGGCCTTGGTGATCATTTCCTTTGCATCTTCATTGATTTTAATTTTCATGATTCTTTCCTTTCTGGTGGATCATCCAGGCAGATAAAATTTTCTGAATCTCCACCACCAAGATCTATCCCAAATTCCAATTCTTCATAAGGATCCACATCATAATGTCTGGTTACTTTTTTATAATTAATCCATGAAAGAAGGTGGATTTTTGTGGTCATTCCTCAAACTCCATAATGACTTTTAATAATTTGCAAAAGTCAGGTTTAGATTCTCCATCCAAAGGTGGGATTTCTTCTTCATATTGCAAACAGAATTCATAAACATCATGAACAATAATGTGACAATGACAATCTGTGCATTTTTTTATTTCAAATTCAACCTTTTTCATAGTGGGGCCTTCTTTTTAAATTTCAAATAATCCTTCCATCTGTCTGATCTTAGGAATGATGATGGATACATTTTTTCCTGATCAAAATTTTTTTCATTTTTTTTGTAATCCAAAAATGCATGATACCCATTAACTGCCTTTCTTATGTCTTCAATTGGAATTTTTTTCCTTAAAAGAGTAAAAAATGCATTTCTGGCATCCTGGATCTTGACCTTATAATCATAGGCTTCCCAAAACTCCTGGAATAGTCCTTCCCACTTGTGTTCTATGGCCTTTGTAGATAAAGATAATGATGAAGATAAAGATAAAGATAAAGATAAAGATAGGGCGGAGTACTCCTGGAGTGGTCCTGGAGTAATCCTAGACCCTTTCACACAAGGTGGGATTTTTGATTCACCTTCCCTATTTTTTCTTAAAGATTGATGTTCATGGAAACCTTGAAATTGGATGAAAATTCCTTTTTTCTTAATTCCATATAAAATGATCAAATCTAATTCATTTAATTCCCAAAGACATTTCCAGATTTTATTCTTTGTCATAGATTTGATCTTTGGGAATATTTTACCTTTGACCAAATCTAAATCTGCAGTGGTCCTTCCTTCAATGTCTAAAAATGCCAACATCCAGGTCCAAACCAATCTGACTGAATCATTGGATGCTATTGCTAATTTATCACTGTCTGAAATATTTGTTTTCAACAGTCTTCCTTTTGCCATTTTTGTTTTCCTTTTAAAAATAAAAAGGGGCCAGTCATTAAGAAATGAAGGAGGATATTGACAGACTAAAGGAAGGTGACTGGCCCCTGGTTCGATCATACAGATTTCCTGATTGATGTTGAAGTGGTTTTCCCCACCCTGGATGTTATTTCATAGCCTTCAAAGACTGCAGTTTTGCCCCTGAATATTCCAGGCTTCTTTTTATCCCCAATCAACTTCTTCTGCAGGGCATTGTAATCTGGTTTCAATTCATCCATCTGGGCCTGAAGTCTGCAGAATCTATCCATTTCATCCAAGGTTTCAGGTGGAACACTGGATGCATCCACAAATTCTGTGAATTTAACTGGTTTGCAGACATGGTTAAAACCACATAGATCACAGACATCGCTGATGTAAATGATCCTGGGTGGAAGGGAATTCCCCACAACATGGGAATTTACAATTTCTGCAGTCTGAAGATTCTTTTCACCCAGATCCCAATCCAGGACCATTGGCAGGATCCTGGGTCTTTTTCCATAGGTCTTCAGGATCAGAAGTCCACCTGGCAGGCCCATCATCAAAAGATAGATATTCAATTGGGAAGTGATTTTATTTATCCACCATTTAACATGACAGTTAATTTGGCCAATTGTCCTTATTGAATCCCAATATCTGGGATTGACAGATTTGACTTCAATGGGGATCACTAAAGGGAATTCCTGCATGGGAATGATCCCATCTTCAGGGACCAAGATCCCATTTTCCTTGACCATTGGGATTTCAATATTAGCCCTGATCACACCATCAATCCTGCCACTGATCTGATATTTTTCCCAATCCCAATGCTGTTGGCCCAGGTCCACTTCATATCCAATGTCAGAAAAATGTTTCTTGACCTGTTTTTCCTGTTCAATTCCTTCTTCCACCCTATATCTTCCGGTCAGATCCATTGGCCTTTTTTCTTTCCAATTCAATCTGGCATAGGTCAGGGATCTTTTGCAGGGAAAATTTACTTCTGATGCCCAGTTTGTATAATGCTTTGATGGTCCCCAGGCAGGCCTGGCCAGATCCAATTTGTCCCCAATCTGGAAGGCAATTTTATCCAGGGCCTGAAGTAAAGTTTTTTCATCTATATCCTGGACATTCATTTCTTCCCTCCACCCTTGGTATTGATAGGGCCATACTTGATGATGGTGATCCCCCCGTCATCTGCCCTGACAGCAAAACCTGTTTTGACCTTGAATTCAAATGTTTTGCTTGTCTTATATTCCCTATCCCCTGTTTGGGCTTGTGTTTTTCTAAGTGTCAATTGGGCCACTTTTTTTTCACCATATGTGATGAATAAATCACCACCATGTCCCCTTAAGATCTTGATTTCCACTGCAGTAATGATATCTGTTTCAAAAAATGCCATTGGATAAAGGGATTTCAGGAATTCTTTTTTGTCAGGAAAGGCCCTTATAGTCTTGTGAATGTTTTCTATTTCTGCCCAATTCATTTGCCTTCATCCTTGGTGGTGTGGGGATTGTCTTCCTTTTCCACTTCATTGATAGCCATTTCTTCTTCTTCTGTGGCCACAGATCCATTGATTATTTCTGCCTGGACATCAATTTCCTTGTCACCCTTTTCCACCTGGTCCATGATCCCTGTAATCTTGGATGCATCAAATTCATGTCTATATCCCCAGACTGTGACCCTGCCAATTGCATTTTCATATCCACCTTCAGGATCCACCTTCCTGACTGCTATTGCAGGATGATCTGCCAAAAGATTTCTTTCCACAATGGTCTGGGCAATCCGGTCCCCAAATCTCTGTCTTTGGACATGTTCTTCCAGACATTCAATCAATCCAGGATCCATATAATTGACCCAGATTCCCAAAGGTGGTTCCAGTCCATAGAAGGCCCATTTGGATCCTTCAGGCTCTGAAGGTTTGTCCATCCTGGATCCATACTTTGCACAATCCGGATGCATCAGTGTATTCTGCTTGGTTTTGTCATGATAGTCTTTGGGAAATTTCTTCTTCATCTTGGCCTGGATGGACTGCAGAAAATAAGTATAAATGTTGTAATACAGGGTCTTGTCAATCACTGTGATATTTCCTGCAGGGGAATATCCAATGGCCATCTTCCGGATGTTCACAGTCTGAATTGCCTTGGTCTTGGGATCCCTTTCAACATGGGGATTGGGCAGGGATTGTCCACCCATGGCAATTGATTTGGGTGTGATCAGATTGATGGATGCCACTTTATTCAGATATCTGTATCCAGTGGCAGTGATTGCAGTAGATCCCTTGATGTTATAAAGATGCCCTTCCTTCTTTTTCAGGATCATTTTTCCCTGGACAGGGGAAACAATCACGCCATTTTCTACCCTGACAAAGATTTCTGCAAAGTCAGTCCTGAAGGCCAGTTTGTCCCCTGCCTGTCCATTCCTTTTTTCAAGTTTGTTTGACATTTTCACCTTCCTTCTTTATATTTGGGATGAATCATCTATCAATATTTGATTCACCTTCCTGAATTGGGCCTGATCAGGATTCTGGTCAGGTCCTTTTCATTTCTTGATTGAAATTACTCCTTCCAGGGTCTTGATCCTTTTGTCCAGGCCTGCAATGAATTGGGCCAAATCAACAGTGATCCTGCCCAAATCTGAGGTGATTTCAATGACCTTATCCAATTTTTTTAATCTGGTTTCATGATCTTCAATCAATTCTGTGATTTTTGAAAGATGCCTTTGTGGCCTTGACCACCACCTGTCATGACATCTTTTATCACAAAATTTGATCTTAGGACTTTTGGCCACTCTTTTTTTTGGGATGGGCCTTCCACAGTTTAGACATGCTTTTCTTTCCGTATATGGCATCTGATGGCCTGTGGTGATCATTTCTCTGCAGATTTCAGGTCCCTATCATAATACTTTTCAAACAATGCCATCAAGGCATCCCTGATCACCTGTGTTTCAGATGATTTTCTGATGTCTGCCAGGTCCTTCAGTTTGTCTGCCATGTCCTGATCCATCCTGACAAACTTCATGACTGTAAACCTTTTGTTTTTTCCCATTATTTTTTTCTTCCTTTCTTTTTTTTCTGGCCATCCTTTTATAAAATTCATCAGGATCCAAACATGAACATTCAATGCAAAGAAATCTGAAATAATCCATCCGGACCCTGACCTTGGCCTTTAGTCGGCCACACAATTCACACATCATGATTCACCTTCCTTTTATCCCATCATTCCTGGAAATTCCACTTCCACATCAATGGCTTCCTGCAGGGCATCCATTATTGTTTGAAGATTTTCCAGACATTCTGAAAGCCTGTCTGCCTTTTCTGATCCATGAAGATTTTCAGGCATTGAATCAATCCAATTGTCAATTTCACCCTGCAATTCTTCCACTTCACCTTTTGCCTGTTCCACATTGCCAATGATGTCTTCTAGTCTTTGCCTTCTGGATTTGTGTTTTGGCATCATTCCACTTCCTTGAAAAGCTTATCCTGGCATTTAGTACAAAGGCCACTGATTTCATATTCCCTTTGGTCAATTTCATTCAAGAATTTTCCAATATGCCTTCTACATTCAATACAAATCATTTCTGCATGGGCCTGTGATAATGAGACCCCAAAAAGTCTTTCTGCAAAGGTGTCTGCCACCTTCTGCAAAGTGATATCCCTTTTCGTTGGTTTGATCTTCTTCATGGATCCACCTTCCTTTTTGTCCTACCAGTGAAAGTCCACACTGTAGGACTTCCACAATTGGGACATGACTTTAAGGGGCCACTTTTAACATATCCATGCCAGGGGCATCCAAGACAATGGACAGGATGTTTTTGATCTTTCATTTTGGATTCCTGTCATGCAATTCCTGGGCCTTCCGGTCCCTGACTTCTGCCTTGGCTTTGCCCTGGATCCTCAGTCTTCTTTTGTCTTCTGGTGTGATCTTCCTGTCTGGGTCCTGATAGGGCCTGACTTTACTTTCTGCATCCGGATTCAGGGATCCCTTCTTTCCAAGATCAATGACGTTGTGAAGCCTGGTGTTTTCTTCCTGCAATTCCTTGGTGTCTTCCAGGCTTTTTTCAATGACCACATTCAGTCTGTCATTGGCTTCCTGCAATTCATCAATTTTGTTTGATCTTTCTGCCACTGCCTTTGTGGTGGTCATCAAAAGATCTTCCAGGCCATCACACTTGTCATTGATCCTGGCAATCTGTTCCTTTAGGATTTGATTGTGTTTTTTAAGATCTTCAATTGTGATGATTCTTTTGGCTAATTCTTTTTTATAAATATCAACCAATTCTTTAAAGCTACTGTGGAATTTTTGAGATTCGTTTGACATGATTCACCTTCCTTTGTTGAATTTTGTCTGTCTATATAAATATAAGCATTAACACCTCATTTGTCAAGACCCCAAGATATGGAAAGGTAATTTAAAAATATCCTAGATAATGTAGTTTTCTATGGCAATTTTGACACAAAATTAGACATTCTTTTAATTCTTGGATAATTAGATCCCAGGGATATCTTTCAACATTGCTAAAATAGAAAGATCTTTTCCCTTCATGATGGATTAATAGAATGAAATAATCTGTTACATTACAAGAAGGATTTTGGCATCCAATTTGAGATTTAAGATTAATAAGAAAATTTCTTTTTGCTTTACCATTAATAATTGGATTGGGGTGAAAAAGGCCAGTCCTTAATAAGCCATTTTCATCATTCCAGGCTTCCATTATCCTTCCAATTGTTCCCAGGCCTGTCCCACAATCAGTGGGGACCCAAACTGGCCAATCAGGTCTTTCAGAAGTTTTAGATCATCAATTCCCAATTCAATTTCCTTCCCTGCATCATTGATCTTCAATGCCAGGGCATACCTTTTGGCCTTTTCTGCACCATCCAATTTTGGGTCATTGGATGCAAGAAGGGCATTGGTGGAAATCAATTTCATGGTGGCAGTGATTGTTTCCATCTGGATCCCTTGGTTTGTTTCAGCCAGTTTTCTTTGTTCTGTGATTGGCTTTCCATCCAGATTCTTGAAAACATAGGAAAGATCAATTTTTTTAAGTGACATGATTCACCTTCTTTTTAAAAATTACATTGATTCAACATAGGTCTTCAATGCCATGATCTTTGTATAACAATTTGTGATCTGTGTCAATGTCCAATCCGGATGAATGTCAATGATCTTTTTGATTTCATCTTTCCTGGACACATCATCTAGGATTTCTGTTTTGTAATATTCTAATTTTCCTGCAAATCCCAGAATTGACTTCACTGCCCCTTCTATGTTTTCAATCAATTCTGTGATTCTTCTAAAGTCTTCCCATCCTTGTTTGTTTGCCATTTTGTTACCTCTTTTTTTTAGGGGATTGCATCATAAAGGGCCACATATCCCACCAAGACCCCTGTTCCATCATAGATGGGAAGTTTGTCTGTGCAATTTCCTGGTGTGGTCCCTGCAGATGTTTGAATGGTCATGATCT